AAAAAAGGGCTAGTTCTTTAGCCCTTAATTTATGCGGAATTTGTCATTCCGATCCTTAAATCACATTTTTATGAAACAAGATTCTAGAAAATCCGAGAAGCCTCTCGGTTAACTCGTAGAGGCTTTTTTATTGCCTCAGTAATATGGAGTCGTCATGGCATTATTCGGTGTATTAGGATTCTTTGGAAAAGTGCCATTTACCTGCAGCAGTGAACAGGTGGCCACTTTTCAGAATCTCCAGATTCAGAGACAGAGCAGATATGCAACCCACGATGTTTTAGGACAGAAACCTGTACATGAATATGTGGGACCAGCTCTAACTACGGTCTCGTTTAAAATCCAGCTCCGCTCCTATCTCAAATCATCTCCAGAAGTTTATCTTTCTCTACTCAAAGATATGCTTGAATCAGGTGATGCGCAGAGGCTTCTTCTTGGGCCTAAATATTATGGAAAGTATGTCTTAACAGGATTTAGTGAAGATCAGAAATTTTTTAACGGATTAGGTACATGTATTGCTGCAGATGTTTCCTTGCAGCTTGAAGAGGCGCAGGGATTCAGTCTTGTTCAGTATCTAAAAAGCATGATTTGAGGTGATTATGTCGTCAATTATTACGGTATCAACCAATAACAGGCTGACTCTTGCCCCTCAGAATGAGCGCGAAGAAATATATCAGAATGTTGCAACTATCCTTAAAACAATACAGGGGACTGTACCTCTGGATAGAGATTTTGGGGTAGATGGCTCTTATATTGATTTACCAATGCCTATTGCTAAAGGGCAGTGGCAGGCTGAGATTATTGATGCAATAGAGCGAGACGAACCAAGAGTAAGGGTTCTGCAGGTAGACTTTGAAGAAAACACAATTGATGCAATGGATGGCATTTTATCACCAATAGTGACAGTGGAGATTATTACAAATGACAGATGAAGTTTTACCTCGTTTTGACATGCCAGAGCTTAACTTTCTGACAGTTGATGCCACTGCAAATGAACAGAGAATTATTTCAAAGTACGAAGAAATATCTGGAAGAACTCTGGCTAATGGTGACCCTGTTCGTCTGTTTCTTTTATCCTTGGCTGCTGAGATTACCCAGTTAAGACAGGATTTCAATTTAGCAGCAAGACAGAATCTTCTGACTTATGCCCAGGGAGATTATCTTGATTCTCTCGGTGTAATGGTAAATACATACAGAATTCCGGCAAAAGGTGCGACTGTAACTCTAAGATATACATTATCTGAGGCTTTAAGTGAGATTTACGTTATTCCTCAGGGCACAAAAGCCAGTGACGGTACAACAGTATTTGAAGTTAATGAAAATTACGAAATACCTGCAGGTAATCTTTACATTGATGTGATTGCAACCTGCACTGAAACCGGCTCTTTTGCCAATGATATTGCTGTAGGGTCTATTACCACCATGGTTGATCCTATGCCTCAGATGGAAAGTGTTACAAATACAGAACAGCCTTCAGGCGGTGTAGATCGAGAGGAGGATTATGCATATGCTGAACGTATAAGACTTGCTCCTGAATCATTCTCTGTCGCAGGTCCTCATGATAGTTATGAGTATTATGCTAAATCATTCTCCAGTGCCATTATCGATGTATCTATCTATGGATTAGAGGAACATCCTGGCAACGTTTATATTCATCCACTTCTGACGGATGGAGCCTTGCCACAGGAAGCCTTTAATACCGAACTAAAGGATTTTCTGAATGATGACAGTATAAGACCTTTAACAGACAATCTGCTTATAAGTGCACCAACTGCAACAGCTTATACGATTACTCTTACCTGGTATCTTGATAAGGATGATGTTAACAATATAGGGCAGATTACCGCTGATGTTATGGCAGCAATTGAATCATACAGAATCTGGCAGCAAAGCAAGATTGGCCGCGATATCAATCCGGATGTTCTTATCAAGATGGTACGTGATGCAGGTGCAAAACGTTGTGTCATAACAAATCCTGTCTTTACCACTGTTGATAAATCACATGTTGCCCAGTGTGCTGCAACCGATGTAACAGTCACCTTTGGAGGCGTTGAAGATGAATAAATCAGAAGAAAAAACGCTTTTATATGTCCTACTGCCATCATCGATAAAGAATGAGGAAGTTTTCAAAAGAAGTGCCTTAATTCTTTATGCTGGCGACGATTCAAAAGATCATCTGAACGATGGTCTTTTTTATTATCGATTAGATGATCTTGATAGTGAAGTCTTAGATCATCTGGCAGCTCAATGGCACGCGACTGTATGGCGTGACAGTTGGGATGTTGAAACTAAAAGAGAAGTATTAAGGTCTCTTATCAGAACAAAGTCTCATTTGGGCACAAAAGGGGCGATTACAGATGTATGTCAGAGTTTAGTCGGTGGAAGTGCGACCATTACAGAATGGTTTGAAACAGAACCACAGGGCACTCCTCATACGTTTATCGTAAAAGTTAATCAGGAATTAACCGGAAGTAGAGTTCCTTCTGAAGTCTTAGCCGATTTAATCAATGGAATAAATTACGCTAAACCGGTTCGCTCTCAGTATTCACTTGTTCTGGTTAATCAACCGCTCGAGGCTGAGCTGGATTTTTCATCAGTATTAAGACTGATGACTTATACCCATTTTTATACAAATCCTACATTGTGGTACGAGATGAACTCCAATAGTTGTTTTAGTGGTGGTTCTCGTAGCATGGCTTATTCTCATTTTTATTCATAATGGAGTTTTACAAATGGCTCAGAATGTTGTTGTTACAAATGCAGGTCTTCAGGCTTTAATCAATGCAGAGCAGACTGGTACAGGGTCTGTTGTTTTAAACAAAGTTATCTTTTCTACAACTGCCATCAATGCCTCAACCGCTTCCGTTTTATCCGATATTACTGATATAGTTGCAACTCTCTCCTCAGTAAGCGGAACTGCAACTTCAGATCATACAATCCACGTCAGTGCTGGTGATACAGGAGACCAGGCATATACTGTTAAGACAATCGGTATAGTAACAGATCAAAATGTTTTGTTTGCTGTAGTTAGTTCTGAGTCCGGTCTTATTTCAAAAATCGCAACTACTCAGGCTTATGTTTCATTCGATATGGAGCTGACACAGGGTAATCCTCAGTATATTACTTTTGGTGATACCAACTTTTTAAATCCTGATGCAACATTTTCAACAAAGGGTATAGCTCAGCTAGCAACCGAGGCTGAGGCTTTATTAGGCGCAAATGAAAGCAAAATAATTACTCCTGCTACTTTAGCTCTGGTTCTTGCTGTGTATGATCAGAGAATACAAGATCAGTTTAAAGAGTGTGGTTTTAATACCGGTGATATCAAGCCTTTAATTTCAAATAATATTAACGATGGCTGGCTGTTAGGAAACAGTGCTGTTGTTTCTCGTTCGGCAATCTCTAAACTGACTCAGTATGCTTATGACAACGGCTTTGTTCGTTCCGCTGCTGAACAGGCTGAGTACGAAGCTAACCCTGCAACCTTCTCTGGCCCAATCTATGGACCTGGTGACGGTTCTACAACAATTCAGCTTCCTGATTTTAGAGGTCGTTCTTTAATGGGAGCTATGTCTTCTGCAAGGGTTGGCAGATACCAGCCTGAACAGTTACCTAACATTGTAGGTAAAGCTGCATCTACAGAGACAATGGGTTTCTTCCTTAAACCACCTACCTACACTCCTATAGCAACTGGAGCATTTAAAATTGGAGCTACTACAGGCGTAGGTATTGCAGGTGCTAATAGTTGGCAGGGAAATGTTCTTGAGTTTGATGCATCGCAGACGTCATCCATATATACAACTGATGGCAATGTATATCCACTCTCCCTTGCCTTGAACTTTATCATTAAGTCTTAATGATGAAATTGAGTGCTAGCGACAGCGGATAAACTTTACCGCTGTCTTGGTATACGGAATTGGAAGAATTAGCATTAATTCCTACATCTAAATAGGTATTTCCTGAGCCATTTCCCCAATTTATAGTTTGTTGGTTACTCGTTATGGTGCAAGCTCCACTATAGGAAGGTGAGTTATCTACCTTAAACGGCTGTTGTTCCATTCTCCCGTAATGTTAGGTCAAAAAGAGATCACTTCTTAACGACTATTTACAAGCCATTAAGAAATGATTTTTTATTGTGCTAAGCACAATAGGTTAATTCAATCTTTTATTGAATTAACCGCTTGTACAAGCTGACTTCCAAAGATATCTTCAGCACATACAGCACAATACATCGAAAATATATATTTAAACCATTGCTGATATATATCTTTGCGCTGTTCAAGGTAATCTCCTCGAAGGTAAGCTCTCTCGGTTTGTGATCCATAGACGTGAGCAAGGAAGTCCTCTGCAACCTCAAATGGAATATTTTTGTCCTTAAGCCATGTTCTTGCCGTTGCACGTAGTCCGTGATGGCAGAGCTGTCCATTTAAAGGAGATCGATTCAGGAATCGTGAAAGATATTGTTTGTGTACATGATTCCCAGTAGTGAAATGCCACACGTATGCATTGCGCTTGTCGGTGTGAACCAGTTCTAAAATTGCGAGAATTTCAGGACAAAGGAATAGTCTGTGAATTCTCCTCTTTTTCATGATTTCTGCAGGAAGGGTAAGAGTATTTCCATTAATCCAAGACCAACGCACTGAAACGCACTCAATCGGTCTTAACATTGAATAAACGGCCCATATAACGAAACACTGGAATTCAAGTCGTTGTCCTTTGAGTAGCACAAACAGCTCACAAAGACGATTGGCTTGAATATATGGTCGATTCTTTACAGCATATGGGGCAAATACTCTTGATAATTTTCTGCAGGGATTATTTGCTAGTAGTCCAGCACATACGGCTAAATCCAGTATTTCATTTAACCGCATTAAGATGCGTTTCAGAGTGGGTGGTTTATCCTTCAACTCCAGTAGGAGATTTAAGGCTAACGGTGCAGTAATCTGCTCCAGTTGCAGTTTACTTAATTTGGGAAGCAGATAGATTTCAATTCTCCGTTTCTCAACCTCATACGAGACTATGTAAGATTTCTTTTTATGACACCATAGCTTAAAGGCATCAGTAAAAGTTAAACCTCTTGATGGCTTTATCCTGAGTTCTTCACGTTTGAGATGAGCAAGCTGGCGAGCCTGAACAAGAGATAAATCAGGATAGAAGCCCAAAGTTACATCTTTAACTATCCCTCTCACGTTGTATCGAAGCACAAAAGACTTATGACCGGACGGATAGATTCTCAGATACAGACTTTCACCAAGTCTGACCGTATAACGTTTTTCTTTTATTTTTAGTTTCGACAAATTCATAAAGGAGACTCCTTATGTCTAATACAGCAACTGCATATCAGTTTGACAGTAACGGATACTATCTAAATGAAACCTTAGTACAGAAAATGGGGGATGATTACCTGGTACCACCAGATTCCACCATGTCAGAACCAACTTTTAAGGCCGGCTACTGGACCAAGTGGAACGGCTCAAAGTGGGTAAGTGAAAAGGTTCCTACCACCTGCGCTGATGCAATAAAGAAAGGCTTATCCTGCATTTCAAACGGTCAGGGCAAACACAACTACGAGGTTAAAATCTTATTAGAGGCTTTAGTTGCTGCAGACAGTGAACACTATAAAACCGTAGTCTCTGACAATTTCGTAATGACTATCGAGGAAATTCCTGAGCCTACTGAGGAAGAGAAACAGCAGAAAGAAGCAGAAGAAAAAGAAAGAGCTTTTGAAGCTGCAGTTGAAGAACTTATCAAGGAAATGTCAAAAGCTGATCTGATAGGTGATGAAGACTGGAAGACAGAATTAAGAGCAGAGTATGAAGCTTTAATCAGTGAAAATGAGGAATAAAAAATGAGTGAGACTGTATATCCAAAGCCACATAAAATCTATGTTCGTAAAGGCCGTTGCACATATTGTGGCAGTAAGAAAATCAAAACACTATACGGTTACGATTGGTGTGATAAGACCTGCGCTCCTGGTGCTCTTGGTCTTGAAATCTATGAGCGCGAAAATCACTTAGGTCCATACGCTCCTGTAGAACCTGTTGAACCAACAGAGCCAGAAACTCTAGAAGAAGAATCTGGAGAGTAAACAAAACATAAAATTATCTGCTATACTTCAGCTGTGGTGAAAAAAAAGACAGTTGATCACGATTTGATCACGATTTTATAAAATAGAATAAAATCATATAGATATAAATTATATTCAACTCCCTCCACCTCCACCAAAATCAAAAAATCTTGTTTATATTCAAATAGTTGTATCTTATCTTTAGAATGGCAAAGTACCAAAAGATTTGAAATTTAGAGTTCAACTGATTCAATTTTTCAAAATGTAAAAATTGAGATGAAATCTTTGTTATTTTTTTTTATAAAATGACTATCCCTTAAGTAAGATCATGTTTGAGGTGAAAATCATGTATTACAGAATTGGTTTCCCTTTCTGGAAAATAATGGCTCGTTTAGGTTTTGTATTGAGCTATCGTTATGATATTTATTACAGCCGTGAGTCTAATGATTATTGTGCATACAGTCGAGATATTAAAGGGTTGTTTGCTGAGTCAAAAGATTTAAATGAAGTTGTATCTGCTATGCAGGAAGGTGCAAAAGAGTTGGTTTCTATTGATCTCGGCAGAAATGTAGATCATCTATGTCCTACAGGAATTATTTCTAAGGCTCTTCCTGTATGAATGGTTATTACTCGCTAGTTATTAAGTTACTTCAACAAATCGGCTACGAATACTACAGAAACGGAAAAGGCTCACATGAAATATGGGGTCAGAAAGACAAAGATGGAAATATTTGCGGTCGCTGTCAGATTCCAAGACATTTAGACAATAAAGTTTGGGCAAACAAATAGTTAAAAGATGCCAGAATAAAAGAAAAGATCAGATAAATTTTGTTATTATTAGGTTCAGTTCTTATTCGTACTTTTTGTAGGAATAAATGATTTTATATTTATAAATATGTTGTTTTAACAAATTAGATCCCTACATTACGTAGGTTTCAAAGTCCTATATGAGGCATCCATAAGTCCAAAATATAGGCCGCTACAGATTTGAGATTTGCAATCAACTGTAGTGTCAGTGCCCCTCTCTATGATGGGCTAATCATTTCTACATAGCCATGGTTACGATGTAACCAAGAATCTTAAGTGCTTAATCAGACTAATCATTAGAACTGTAATAAAGAATAGGGACTTAGTTTCTATTTTGCTCATTTTCAAATGAATAGATTCATTAAAATCTGTAGTTTTTTGTAGAGTTTTTATATTTAATTGATTTGTAAACTAATTTTATAGTAATTTATCCCTCCACCTCCACCAAAGCCTTTAACCCCTTGATGCAGTTTGAAGAGAGCTGTTTCAATTTTGATACCTAGTGTTATGTATCAAGTTGTAATCTATACTTTCTGACACACTCTGCACTCTGAGCCAACATACACAATTGCATAACAGTCAAGAGTATGTTCACCAACAGTTGTCTTGAGGATTGTTCCCTGTCGATATCTTTCAATCTCCTCGCGAGCCTCAGCAAGTTTGCTTTCAACTGCAGACTTTGTGTCATCTTTTTTATGCAGATACTTAAGTTCTAACAGAAAATAGTGACCATTAGGATAGGTATTCTTTACAAGTACATCAGCAAAGCCTTTACCGGTGTTAAACTCGGTATAAGCGCTAAGCTGTCTTTTTCTGCTGTTGTTGATGATACTGTCACATATCAGCTGCAGTGCCATCTCCGTAAATTTTCCAAGAGTCTGAGGATTAAGTTTTGTCTCTATCTGTTCAGTTATTGTTTCAAGAAGAGGAGAGATGTCGGCAGAATCCTCAAACATTGAAGAAAGGTCTTTGCTGAAATCTTCTCTATATCCTATAGCCTGACGGCAGTAGTCTAAAAACAGTTTCTCATAAACTTTATTAGGAATAACAAAACTGGTTATGCCTTCCTCTCTTGTGACCTCCGGATCGATTGTCAGATAGCCCAGATGGTAAAGCAGTGAAACTATCTGTTCTCTGTCAAATAAATCCGACTGATTAAGATTCATCTTGTCAGGAAGCGTTGCGACAATTGGATCCTTATTAAACATTGCCTGAACAATTTTTTCTCTTACGTCATCTTCACACAGGCTTAAAATTCCATTAAGCTTTCCAGCATCGTCATTTAGGGAGATTTCGTTTAGATAAGGAGCTTCACCTTCAGAAATAAGTCTCTCAATATAGGCAAGGCAGAGGTTTGAATTAAACAGTTTCTCTTTTGCTTTCTTATCAAAAGAATATCCGTCAAAGTTTTCTTCCATTATCAGCATTAGCTGATCTTTAGTAATACCTGGCAGCAAAGAGAAATCAACGGTCTCATCAATGACTTCAGACAACTCATTGAGTGTAAAACCTATCATTTCATTAAATTTTGTTTTTGAACTGATATTGGTCGCAATATTGAAACCTGAAGTTACAGAATCTAAAGAAACGGAGGATACACCGGTGATAAAGAATCGGTCGATACTTCCTTTGTAATCATCTCTATAATATTTTTTTAAAAGAGAATAGAATCTTTTGATAAGACCTTCGTGACCTTCTGCAGTTGAAGTTATATCCTTAAAGTCTTCCTTATCTCTGGTAAGAATCCCATTAGCAAAATGATCATATTCATCAATAATTACATACAGATATTCACCTGCTTTTGCTTTACTTTGAAATTTTGTCAGAAAAATTGATAGAAGATCGGTAGCATTTTTATAAAGTGAAGGATCTAGCTCTTCTTTTGTAAGACCTAGCTCTGGATAGTTATCGCTAAATCTGGAAATGCTGGAGGCAACGGAGAGTGTAAAGCTGTCATTTACTTCAGAATATACAGATGAAACATCAGAAAAATCGAAACGCAGAACATAAAAGGAGTTGGCTAGAGGTGTTCTGTGATCATAAATCCAGGTACCTTTGAAATTCTTATCAAACAGCTCTTTTTTACAGATATCGTAGTAATTGAGGAGCATACTAACAGTAAGGCTCTTACCAAAACGTCTTGGGCGTAGGAATACAGGAACATTGGTTCCGGCATTATTTTCAAGCTCTTCAATAAATCTGGTTTTATCGATGTAAATACCGTTTTTTTCACGGATCTCTGATAAAGACCTCATTCCAATTATGATATTTTTATTAGCCATTATGATTCCTTACACTGTTCTTATAACTATCATATAGGAACACTGGCATAATTTTCTGATTCATTTTTCTGTTTTTAGTAATCAGATTATGATTTAGATGTTCTTTTGCTTTATCTGGAAAGAATTTATTGTCTTAAATGATAGTCATCTCTCTACTGTTTGGTAGAGAGCATTTAAACTAATCCGTAGTTTTTTATATTTAATTGATTTATAAACTAATTTTATAATAAAAAAAGATAGTCTGTTCTATATTACATAATTATATTTTTCGATGAAACGTTCTTTTAGACTCTCACCGAAAAATATAAACAAGCGAAGCTTTTTATCCTATGCCCCCATCCTTTAGATAACGGCTTTTTCAAAAAGCAAATTATTTTTTACGGTGACCAAATGATACGGACTTTGATCACAGTTTAATTTTGGTTGTAATCAACTTACAATCTGCTTTTTTAAAATCTAATTCTTTTCTTATTTT